TGGCGGTAGAACACATTTTTTATTACATTGGCATCAATGCCGGCGCCACTTAACATAGTAGCTAGATTATTAGCAGTGGGTGATTTGTTATTGCGTATCCATGTTTGATATAAGCTATCTGCTGTAGTCTTGGGCTTTGTTATATTGCGCAATGCTGTTAGCCCTTTGCCCAGCAAGGCTCCAGGTCTCATTTGCATGGATGCGTCTATAGGTCCCAGGTCCTGTTTTGGACGAGACTGACGTGCCATATCGCTGGCAGTTCTTTCAACATCAGCTAAAACTTTTTTAATTTCATCTGTTGTTAATTCTTCATCAGCTTCGTTGATTCTACTGCGATATGATATTTCATAAATCTGCATCGGTTCTTCTCACAGTTCGTGTAAATTTGCCTGGATCTTTATCCCGAATGGCATTAAGTAATTTTCTTACTAAATTTTCGGCTTGATCAGTGGGATATGCCGATTCGATTTGTTCAATCAAACGTATTGCACTTGCTATTACATTAGTAGCACGACTTTCTACAATATATCGACGGTCTCGATCCGCATGTTTTTCTATGTAGATAGCATCTAGTTCTTCTAAGATACCACGAGTGCGTTTTTGCATAAAAATAATCTCTTTCAGTATTTATTATATTTTATTAGTTGTCGCCGCATATATCGTTGCAAATAACAAGACGTCCTTGCTCAAACGTAGGGATACTCCACGATTTTTCAATATACAAAAACCAGTCAACACACTGTTGTAAACTGTATTCTAATGCATTATTTTTTTGTACTGCGTCACGAAATTGTGCGTTTGCAGCTGAATGATAATTTCCATGCCCGTAAGTTTTAGGATTAAATCCCAAGAAGCAACAAGGATAAACATCTCCTGTGCTGGAAATATATATGCTCTTTTTTTTCTGTACTTGGCAACTAATTTTTTTTGGTGTTCTACTATTGGTAATGTCCTCTAATAGAACTTCGTCTTCTTTCCTTTTTTGAAAAAGCACACGGAATTCAGTTTCTACAGGATTACCTATTACATGTGTCAACTGTTGGGTTTTGTTATATACTGGGCTTTGATTACGGCCGTGGTCGACTAATTGAAAATTAGCAAATCCTAGTTCTTTACTGAGTTGGTTAGCTATATCACGTTGAAGTTGATTATGATCAAACTTGATCATTTTCCATACAGCATGGCCTCCGGCTTTAATAAAAGTTTGAGAATTTTTGATTACAGTTTTATAACTGGTATTTTGTCTATAAAGATGATGGGTATCTTCGAGTCCATCAATACAAAATAATACTCGTGCTTTAAGATAAGCCAGTGCTTGCCAGAATTTTTTATTGCGGGCTCCTGCATTAGTACTAATCAAAATAGTTAAATTTGGATTACAAGATCTAAAATATTCAATAATAGGTATGGTATCTGGATTCATTATAGCATCACCAAAATTCCCGTTAATAAGAATTTCATCTAACTGCTTAACAAAATCAACAGAAAAAATATGGTGTGCCTCGGACAATGTCATATTGTGCTCAACATATCCATCATTATATGGGTAACCATAAAAATTTCTCGGGCAGAGTGGACAAGCAGCGTTGCAGCGACTGGATAATTCTAAATGTACATGTCGAATTTCGTTGATAGAATACATATTAATTTACTTTAATCTGTCCCAATAACTGTTTAAGCTTATTGCTCTGAATGTCGGCAGTGATTTTAGGAACGTCTGTGTCATCAGATTTGATCTGACTACGTGTTTTAATTGAGTCTAATATACTGGGTTTAGATGGGCCACCATTACCAAATGCATGCCCGCTTTCGTCAAGTCCTGCGTCGGTAATACGCATGGTTTCAATGTTGTAGTCTAAGTCTACTTTGTTACCGACACCTTGACTACTGCGTGACTTCATGCATTGCATTTGATACTTACCACGCTCTTTCATGGCGCGGCTTGTAAAGATACCAAATACAAAGTCAGCTGTGTTGATCTTACTGATGCCGCCGGCAATATGGCTATGGTCAAACTCAATTTCTTCAACTGCACTACGGTTAAGCTGCGATGCTGTGACCATTAGCACACCAAGTTCAATTGCCAAGTTACGCAACTCTTCGGCTGAGTACTTGTCTTTGATAAACTGATCGTTAGGATTAACCTTGATAGACACAGGCATAATCAAGTCCAAGTAATCAATCATAACAAAGTCAATCTTTGTTTCTGTTTGGATTTCGTACTCTTTGATAAAGCTGCGTATGTCGTTTACATTGCTCTGTGCAGGCAAACTTTTGATACGATACGAGCCAGCTTTCTTTCCTGCCATTTTAACTTTGAGTTCAGTGGTATCTAAGTCGCGTCGAATGTCTTTAGTGCTCATGTCGGTTAGCATAGCTGCTGTACGCAATGTACACAGTTCTTCCGACAGTTCTAGTGTGATGTACACCCCAGACAAGCCTTGCTGTAGCCAGTTAAGTGCCATGTTCATCATGACCAACGATTTACCAGATCCAGAACCACCTGCAAAGATGTTTAGTTCACCGCGGCTAAATCCGCCATACAAGATTCGATCCATCTGCGGCCAGCCAGTGCTGACCTGTCCACCATTGTTAAAATACTTGTTGAGAGTTTCTTTTGGATTAGCCCAAAAGTCTGTGCCCAAGTCTTTAGTCAAGCTGATCTGTACAGCATCTTTGATCAGTTTTTCAACTGGTGCATACTCGCCCTTCTCCAACAAGTCTGCTGACTTTAAAATTGCACGTTCTAGTTCTTGCCTGCGTGTAAACCCTTCAAACTCTTCCAAGAACCAATCGAAGTGTCCTTCGTTCAAGTCTGGTATTTCTTGTAATGCTATTCCTGTTGTTGCTTTAATTTGTGTGCGATCCGGCATGGTCTTGTGATCATTACAATGTGTCATAATGAACTCAGCAGCTGGTCGCAGAGTACGATCAAAGTTTTCTGGATTGTAAATATTCTGTACACGTACATAACTGGCAGCATCCTGCATCATCATTTCTAAAAATAGACGCTGCACATCTACACTATATTCTTTTAACAAAATAATTCCTTAATAATATTGAGCAACACGTAAACTATTTCTCCAACTATTTCCTCGCTTTTGATCAAGTTTATCCAGTTTAGTTATCCATTCATTAGATACTACGTTGCCCAAGGTCGATTGCAAATATGAAATAATACCTTGTAATTCTTTAAAAGAACTGAGATATCTAATTGCCGCGTGTTTGGCCGAGTTATTTAATTCTTGCATGTCGTAGTTATCGGCTGTTTGCCAGGAAAAATCAGATTTATCACCTTCTCGATTGGTATACAAGTGTCGATTAAACCATTCAACAACGTGCCGAATTTCAAAAACGTTATAACTACCCACTGTTGTGTTTATACCAAACATAACATTACTTGGTAAAGTCTCTTTAAGATATAAGATATTTTTTTCTACTTCTTTCCAGTTAGCAGGCCATCTGACATAATCAAACGCATCACCTACTGCATCTATACTAAAAAATATTTTTACTAATCGGGTCTGACTCCAGAGGTCAATTAACGTTTTGTCTGGAAGGACTGTACCATTTGTATTGTAGCTGACAAATACATTTTTTAAAACATTGTTATTTTGTAATTGCTGTAATAATTTTACATGATCATTATTTAATAATGGTTCGCCTCCATTAAAATGTAATTTTTTCAGCAGAGTTGTATCAATACGGTTCAAAATATTGTTTGATTTTAAAAACAGACGGCCAATTTTGTCAAGTTCTGTGTGGTTTATTTTTTCTTCTTTTGCCCATGTGCTGCTATACGCAGGACTACACATAATGCAAGCAAGGTTGCAGGCCCATGTAGTATTGTGATCCAAACCTTCGAGCATAACTGTACGATCTTCTGTGGGCAAATTAAAAAACTCAATAGCACTTTGTCGACGACTTTTGGTACCATGAGTTTCTGCCTGCCAGCAACGTTCGCAATTATTAGGTTTTTCTCCGAGATTAAATCTGTTGCGTAGGTCATTTAGAAATGGACTTTTATAAAAATCAAAGGTATCAACTGGTTCTAATACCCCGTGGGCCTGACAACACGGTGAGACCAAAACTTGATCGCTATTATATCTGTCAATAAAGACACTACGATATATTTCGGGACACCAATTAGCAGAATTTTTTGACAAGTTGATTTTCCGTGATATATTAAATTATATTAGAATTTTTTAAATGCATTATACATTCTTTAGCAAAAGTAAGTTGTACAGAATCATCAGCTATATGAAAATACGGCCGATCGGGTGTCCTGGGATGATTCCATAGATTTGTATATAAGCTGTTACTGGTAAATTCTGCAATATAGTTTTTTATAAAATTTTTATTTAAAATTTCAGTATAGTTTTTTTTATCTTGGGTAAAATCTAATCCGCCTAGGCTATAGCAAAATGGTATTTTTTGTTTTTCTAACATTGTCAAACAAAAGCTAACCAAAAAATAATTTTTTAATAATTCAAACTCGTCAGATACAATCTTAGATGTCCATTGATCTACTATATTTTGAATTGTTTGATCAGGTTGTTTGTATGCTGTAGAAGTGTACCGCTGGTGTCGAAACTCAGTTAATTTATTAATTTCAAAAGAATCAAATTTTGTTTCTGTATTTTTATCAAGCTCAAATCTGAAAGTAGATGTAAAAGATAAAATAACAAAATCTGGATTAAATTGTAAGCCTTGAAGTAATTGTAATACTATTAATGCATTGCTATCTCCGCCGTGAGATAAATTATGTAATTCAAACAATGGCTCTGTCAGATCTAGAATTTTTTCGCTCCAATGCAAATTCTTATAATCAGGGTCTGTTACACAAAAACTATCTCCGCAAATTAAAACTTTTTTCATATTACACCTTGTATGCTTTTAATAATTTTTTCTTTTGTAATTCTATTTTGATTCGACTAGTTTCTCTTGATTGCATAATAGTTAGCAAGGTTGCCAGTCGGCCATATTTGATTACAGCATCGTTTACATCTTTGCAATCCGACCATGCAGGCATACTCACAGCCCAGCCTAGTTCTATAGCACGATCAACAAGTTCCATGCCAGGCTTATCTTGATCTGGCACCACCGTTATTTCTTTACCCAAGTTTCGTATCAATCTTGCTTGTGCATCACTTACTGTGTTGTGCATGAGTGCAAGCCCGCCGATACACAATGCGTCAAAAATGCCTTCAGTTACAATTACATGCTGCCAGCTGGAATGTTGCAGATCTGTTCCAAATACATATCCTGGTTGGAAGTCATTTACCCATCGAGGATTACGGTCATCTAAGTATCTAGTTGTGCGGCCTACTACTGTATTGTCGTAGGTAAATGGTATGATTACACCAGATCTGGCAAAGGTAGTGGCACTAACCATAAAAGGATAATCTAAAGGTGCACATCTGCGTCGCAGATATTCCCAAACCTCTTTATGATGTGGTGTTACAAACTCAGCACCACCTATGTCGCATTCTTC